CCTTTTAATTGTTCACATAAAAGATTCATATGTACAATTACTGCCATTGCATATGAAGTTGCGTGGGATTTTTTAAAAAAGTAACTGCCATTTGTTGGTTTAACCCAAACGTTTTTTAATATTTCGTCCCAAGTTTTGTTAAGCAAATATCTTTTAGCTGGTCTAATTATTGCCAATACAGCCGCTAATTGTTCTATGTTTATAGGTTTAAGTTTTTTTAATATTTCTACGTGTCCATTTATATGAAAAATTTGATCTACAAATTCTTTTGCTTCTAATAATTCCCATAATGGTTCAGTAGTTATTAATTTATTAAGATGGTTTTCATCTTTAATGTCTTTATAAATGCTAACGTTCAAACAATCTATTTTAAAATATCCTCTTTGTTCTGCTTTTTCATAATCAATTGTACACAAATTGTTTATTGGATCGTGAGGTACTTCTGTAAAGTAAACTCCAGTATTATGTTTTTTACCGGAATCTAATTTAGCAATTCTGTGTTTAATTTTGTTTAACAAAATTGATCTATCTGCAAAGTCTATATCTATATCTGGCATCTAACAATAATATTTCTTTGATTTGGGTTTAATACAATTTTAGGATCTTTAGGATATAACATCGCACAACCACATTTACTTTCATCAGTTATTTCAATAGTAATATCTCTTCCGTTCCATCTTCTTGAAATGTTCATATATAATAAATCTGAAATATCTTCACAAGTTTTACCTTCTATAGTAATTTGTTCAGATTCAAATAAATTAATAACGTGCTTTTGTACTTCAAGAAAGTCTACATCTTTGTTCTTAAACGTTTCCATTTTTATTTCTATATCTTTCATTATAAGTTTGCCTCCTTGGTAATATTTTTTACTATTTCTACATCTGCTGGTACTCTTTGAAACCTTACTGCCCAATGTCTAGGATCCATTATACCACTTATAATTTGTAATTGTTCATCATTAAATTTTCCTAACATTTCCTTACCTGTTTTACAATTTAATACTAACCATGGTGAAATTTTTCCATCTCTAATATCTTGTGTAGCTCTATTCAAACTTGCATACTTAAAGTAATCGTGCCATGGTGCTTCTTTTTCTTCTGCCCAATCCATCATAGATTTAATAGAACGTTCCACTGCTGTTTCCATTGTTTCTTTTAAAATTAAATTTATAGAATACTTTTCATATAATTCTTCTCTACACCAATGATCTAACTTTACTCCACTAGTAACGACATAGTCAATATATTTGTGTGGATATAAAGGTTTAACATTACTCAAAAAACTCCCAAACTTAACAAATGCTGTATAGTATGGGCTCTTACAAAATTCTTCGTATGTTTTTTCTTTTTCCATTTTTTGACACAATTGATAAAATCTAATAAAAGTTTGATATCCTAGTTGAACTCTCCTTTCATCCTTTTGTAAAAATCTTCTTTTTTGTTCGCACATATGGACAGCTAAAGTTTTTTCTCTAGTAAACTTTGCGTTACAATGTTTACAAGAATGCAACTTTTCTATCATAGTACTTTTTTAACCTCTTCTTTTGACATACCAAAGTCTTGTGCTAATGTTTTTAATTCTTTAGCAGAATTTATTGTTGCTAATAATGTTATTTCATCTTCTTTTTTAGTAGGATATAAATTTTTTAAAAACTTAACCGCCTTTGATTTACTACCATATTCTTTATGTTTATAGCCTATCCATGGATGAAATGTTATTTTTTTCTTTTCACTTGCAGTCATACATAACAAATACCATAATAATTTTTTATGTTTAGATAAAGTAAAAAAGTTTTTATTATAATATTCATTTGTTTTTAGAATAGTTAATTCTTTATCTTCTTTTTTACCTACTACTGAACTTGCATATCTATTCAATATATAAAAGCCTACTTGCTTTTGTTCATCATCGGAAAATTCATTCCAAATGTTTTTAGCATTCATATCTATAGCCGCAAGGATATCCTTCAACGGCAATTTATTCTTCACTATGACCATATAATTCCAATAACATTATATACTTTTCCCACGCCTTTTGCAATCCTCTATGTTTCCAACATAGCTTAACTGCTTCTGGTGTAATGTAATGATTACGTCTTTTGAACTCTTCTTCTATGTGTGCTTTCTCACTTTTGGATACTATTTGTCTTTCGGCAGTATAATTTCCTACTTCACGTTGATATACAGTTTCTCCACCATCTGGCGATTCGTAAATATATTCTATTCCTAATTTTTTAGCTATTACTTCTTTTTTTGTAAGTTTTCTAGATTTTTTCATAATGTAATCCAAATAATGTTGCGTGTCTAGGATCATGAAAAGTAATTTTAATATGACCTTCATCCATTGTTGTTATATTTTTTAAAGACAATTTTTTCTTCTTAATTATTTTTAAAAGTTCTGGTATGTAATCTTGCGATAACCAAACGTTTGTCAATTTCTTACCTTTTCCTGTTGGTATTCTTAACACAGGTGCTTTAATTATAAGTCCGTTTTTAAGAGTTCTTTTTATTTTTTTTAGGTTTTCTCTTTTTCTTTTTGACATTTTTTTTGTTGTTCCAGTTAATAGCATTGTATCCTTTCCTATATGCATCATCAGATGGACGACTTTGTCCGTCCCACGCCTTACCTTTTTCGTATTGAACATCCATGTTCATACCTTTAGTTTGAGGTTCTTGTTTACTATGTCTACCCATTATAATAACAATCCATATTCAATAGTTTCACATTGTCTTGATATATCTTTAACAAAAAATGCACACAAAGGTTCTTTTTTACCTGTTGTAATAGGCGTAGATATTAATTGATTATTTTTTACTTTAGGGAAATACCATTTAATATCATTATAAAAATTTAATACTTTAACTTCCATAAATTCTGCTTTAAATCCATTTAAAGGATTAAACAAAAATGCTTGAAAACCTCTATCCGTAATACTAGTTAAAGGAACAACTTCTACAAAAGTACTATCTTCTTTATCGCCTACACCTATACTCCAATCTAAAGGCATTATTAATTCATTTCCTCCGATGTCTAAAACAACAGCAGGACTACTAAAACTTTCTATATAAATTAAAGGAATAAAAAAGAAATCGGGTTCCTTAGGATTGCTATTATCTAAAACCGAAAAACACATATCATCTGATACGTGTTCTGGTAATTTATTCAGTAAAAAAGTTTCGTTTTCTAATGTTAATATTCTCATTTCTTTCTTTCTGTGCTAATTCCATTGTACTTTTTCTATAGTAAATGGATAGTTAGCCTCTTTATAAAATTTCTTTCTTCGTGTAAGATGCCTTTTAGCAAACTTACAAGTAGATGTTATGTCCCATATTTGAACAAAGTCTTTATCTTTTGCCTTTCTTATGCCACGACCTATTGACTGTATTACCCTTATAAATGATTTACCTGCCTCTATTAATACTAAATTAAATATTCTAGGTATATTAATTCCAATAGATGCAACACCATATGTTGCAATTATTATTTTATTATTTGCACTAGAAATTTCATCATATTGTTCTTTTCTATCTTGCAATTTTGTTTCGCCTTTAATAAAAACACTATTAGGAATTATTTGTTGTAATTTTTCTCCTGCCTTTAATCTATCTACTAATATAAGTGTGTTGCCTGTTTCCTTTATTTTGCCTATTAATTTTGCTATGTATTCTAATCGATCTTGAGTTGTAACCAAATAACTTAATTCTTCTTGGTATGTTCTATGTACTAATGTGTCAACTAATTGTACTACATTAACGTGACATTTAGATAATATACCTTTATCTTGTAATTCTTTTGCAGATATTTGATTAATAACAGGACCTATAGCAACTAATAAACTTTGAAATTCAAATTGTTCTTTTGGAATTGTTCCTGTTAATCCCCATCTTACTGGAGAATTTTTTAAATGATGTGTTAGTAATTTTTTTAAAACATCTGCTTTTGCTTGGTGTACTTCATCTATTATTAATGTTTGTACACCACTTAAAAATTCAGTTAAGGATAATGTTGATTGTCCAGCTTTTGCTTTTTTATCTAAAACATTTAAAGATTGCCACGTACAAATTGTGTGTGTTTTTCCAAGTTCTTTTCTATCACCAAAGTATACTCCAACGTCTAGACCTACATTAATATAATCTTCTTCTGTTTGTGTAACTAAACTTTTATTGGGTACTATTACAACAGTTCGTCCTAGTCTTTCACATAAACTAGATAAACAAGCAGTAACAATTGTTTTCCCTGCACCAGTGGCAACTTCTTGTAATGATTGTGGTTGCTTTATAAAATTATTAACAACATCTACTTGATAATCACGAAGTACAATTTCTTGTCCTTCACAAATGTGACCTTTGGGCCATGTTTTATTTCCAAAATAATTTTTGTCAATAGGTTGAAATTTTAAATCATATTTCTTTCTTTTATCTTCTATTGAGCCTACTTCAACACCTTGTTTATTAAGTAATTCTAAAATTTTATCTAAATGATTAACAAAACCACTACCACCTAAACCAAAGAAACCAATCTTACCATCCCATCTTCCTAATTTATATTGAGGCAAGTATCTTGCGTATGGAACTTCCCATTTTAAACTATTTGCTATTTTTCTTCGTACATCAACAGGTAGCCCTTCAATTTTTACATTGACTTCGTCGTTGATTACTATTTTACAACTCATATATTTTCCATAACAAAATATGGATTCCAAGGGCTATGGTCTTCAGTAGCATATTGAACAACTAAATCAAATTCTTCTTCAAAAGAATTTACTTTGCTGTAATTCCTTGTAGTATCAAGACATAATACGCCTTCCGGTTCCCAATTAAATCTTAATAAAGGTTTTGGAATCTTCTTATTATTAATGTACACTATTTTTGTATTATTTGCAAGTTTATTATTAAGTCCATTTTCACGAACATATTCGTTAAACTTGATACCAGATTCCATGTTTTCCAATCTAAACAATACCGAAATGTCTTTATT